ATGTCATGCTGTTTTTATCTGTATTTGTTCCACCAATATACGCAGTTGTAATAGTGCAAGTAATTGTGATGTTGCCAGTTGTATTATTAAAAATTGTAATAATATCGCCTTCAGCAAAGGTTGCATCGGGAATCGTAATTGATCCACCTGAACCAACTTGCACATATTTACCAACATCACCCGTAGCCAATGTATAAGAACTATTTTTTGTTCCTACTGGCGGAATATTTCGGTAACCAACTTTGTTTGTTCCGTCTGCCGTGCAATTATTTAAATTGCCTGAAGCTGGTGTACCTAAAGTTGGCGTAGTTAATGTAGCCGATCCAGTAAAGCTAGTTGCACTTAAAACACCAGTTGAAGGATTAAAACTTAATTTAGTAGAAGCAGTTTTTGCCGGTAAATTACCAGTTGTTGTTGTTACCCATACTGGATACATTGTTGCATTAGTAGATGTATCGTCAGTAATTGCTATGTTTGTAGCATTTGTGGCCGTTGTTGCGGTTGTAGCAGTTGTTGCACTTGCGGCACTACCACCAATTGATAGTCCTGAAGCAGTACCAGTTAAATTGGTTGCAACGCCACTTGATGGTGTTCCTAATGCGCCGTTAAATGTTACAAACGCACCAGCAGAACCTACGGCCACCGCTAAAGCAGTAGCTACGCCAGTTCCTAATCCACTAATTCCAGTAGCTACGGGTAATCCCGTGCATGAAGTTAACGTTCCTGAACTTGGGGTTCCCAATGCTGGTGTAACAAAAGTTGGGCTAGTTGCCAGGGCTACTACTGTTCCGCTACCGGTTGTTGAATAACTTGTACCCCATGCAGTCCCAGTTGAATTAGCAATTCCGGCACCTGGATAAACTTGGGTTGCGGTGTTACTTACAGTTACCGCACCAGTTGCCCCTGATACGCTAATACCAGTACCAGCAACAATTGAAGTAACGCCGGTATTTGCAATAGTAATTGATCCTGAAGCATTAGTAATTCCAATTGCCGTTCCAGCAGTTAGATTTGCTCTAGTAAACCCAGTTCCATTCCCAATATCTAATGCACCATTTGCTGGGGTGCTTGTAAGGCCTGTACCGCCATTTCCAACAGGAAGGGTGCCAGTTACACCAGTTGATAATGGAAGGCCTGTAACATTAGTCATAACACCGCTTGCTGGGGTTCCTAATGCTGGCGTTACTAATGTTGGGCTAGTAGCAAATACTAATGAACCTGACCCAGTTTCATCTGTTACTGCGGCGGCTAAATTAGCAGAATTTGGGGTTGCTAAAAATGTTCCTACACCGGCACCAAGGCCAGTAATTGATCCTACTGCGGGGGTAATAGTTGTGTTGCCGGCTAATGTAAGTTGCCCTTGGGCGTTTACAGTAAATGTTCCTACCTGGGTTGCAGAACCATAAGCGGCCGCAGTTACGGCAGTATTGGTAATACTAAATTGAGTGCCAACAAGTGTTAATCCCGTACCAGCGGTATAAGTTGATGCCACACTAAAATTTGACCAATTCATGGCAGTTGTGCCAAGTGTGCCACCTGGTTGTGCCGTGCAAAACCATGCAGTTCCATTTAACGTTCCGGATGTAATAAAAATAATGGCACTAATATATTCATTCCAGGTATCGCCGCCTACCGAATACGTCCAAGCACCAGCAGAAGCAACATAAATACCGTTTTGTGCGGCATTTGTTTGGTCTTTAACTAATACTGTATCGCCAGCAACAACGGTTACGCCGTTGATAGTTTGTAGGCCTGACAACGTAATATTGGCAGAAGTTGCAGTAAGTGCCGGGGCTTTCCAGCTTAATCCAGCGGCATAATAATCAACATATTGTTTGTTAACAATGTCCGTTGGACCGCTTGCGGCAGTAGTAATTGTGCCGGTAGTTGTTGCAATATTTGAAAATACGCCAGTTGATGGCGTTACGGCACCAATAGTTGTGCTATTTATCGTACTGTTTGTAATGTTAAGGCCGGATTGACTAGGGTTAGCAGTTGCATAAAACGCCACCCCTTGGCCAATAAAAGTATTAAATGACCCATCTAAATTGAAGTAGGCTTGAACTGGTAATAAATTCTGTACCGCAGAATTAGATGGGTTGGTCATAATACTTCCTAATTATTGTGAATCTACTGGTGTTACATACAAAGTTGAAGTGCCGGTAACAGTTATTGCTGAAACATAATACGGGCTTGATGGTACGGCCAAAACTACCGATGTATCATGGTTTAACGTGTAATCGCCTGGTGTTCCATTTACCGGATGCACCGCATTTGTAGATGCAGTAGCAATACGAATAGCTACTGGGTTACTGCCCGTATTGGCAAATTCAGCCCAAGTTACTTGATCATTACCGGATGGAGTAATCAAAACTGGAGTTGAAGCTGAAGTAGTGACCGCAATAATGGTTGTTTTTCCAACTGGTCTTATTCCAATTGTAGTAGTCATAATTACACCGCCGTTGTAGGTAATGGGCCTTCAAAACGTACTATATCAATGTAATAAGCACCGGCGGTTGGTGTTAAAGAACCAGCAGTTAAATTACCAAATTGAACGCTTAATGTATTAGTAGCTGAAACACGGAAATCAGCAATAAATACACCGGCAGTTTGTGCGGCGGCGCATGATACGGCGGTTACATGGTCAGTTGTTTCTAATCCAGCAATAGTAAAAGTTTGTGCGGCAGTAATATTTGCGGCAACTGCGGCTGGGGTTAAAGATGGTTGAATGTAGAAAGTGTTAAGTGCATTTCCACGTGCAATGGTGGTTGATGGCATGATGTTTCCTTTAAGTGAGGATAATTAATTATATGCTTAAAAACAAAAAAAACCACCCTTTCTAGGGGTGGCTTTCTTCACTATTTCCTGGTCCTTATTAAGGTAGGAATGATAAGTCGTAACCATAAACATAAACGTCCATAGTGGCGGCCGCACCTTGTGCGGTACCAACGTTTAAATATAGATTTTGACCAGTTTGTAATGCAGTTGAAGCAACAGTACGTTGGCTAACAACAGTTGAAGCAGTCATTGCTGACAATGCGGCGTTAGCTACGATTCCTGTACCACCAGCAGATGGTGCAGTAAACAAGCCAGCGGCGGCAGTTGTCAAACTAACTGATGCGTTTGTAAAAATAACGTTTGATACACCATACGAATTAGTGTTAATAACTGGTAACACGGTATCGCCTGTTGCATTAACGTTTACGCCCTGGTAAGAAGCTAATAGGCGAATAGCCTGGTTACTAGCTAGATTTGAGGGGTGATTAGCAACTGTGGTTGCTGGTCCTGGATTTGCCATGATATTTATTCCTTAAATTAATTGGGTTGTTAAGATGCAATACGGCAAGCAAGTTCAGGGTACAAAGGTGCCCAGCCATATAGAACGTCCAAACGTGTTGGAATACTATCGTTGTTAATGGTGTATTGACGTACCACACGGATTGACAAACCAAGTTCCTTATCACTTGCACGGCCGGCAAAATGAACGCCTTCAGGCAATTCTAAGTCAGCACAAGCCAAAGTAAACGCATTGCGGTGCATCAAAATGTTCTGTGGTGAAGTTACGCCAGTATTGTTGAATGGAGTAACAGTTTGTGAACCACTTGATGTAACGCTAACGTTTTGGAACTGACCAGCAGTAATAACGGCTGGAACAACGGTAACAGTTGCAGTACCGCCGGAACTAATTGCAGTTGTAGATTGAACTACAAAGTTACGCAATTTGCCATAAGACTGACGGTTTTGTGGGTTAACTGCAAATACACCAGCAATAGTGAATGTATCACCTTGGTTTAGTGTAGAAGCCGCAGAAGCCGATCCAATAGTAATGTTGCTTGAATAAGCCCAGCCACTTGTTAAGAAACCAGTTGCAGTTGTTACGTTGCATGACAATGTTGCGGAAGAATAAGAACCAAACGTTTGTGATACAACGTTTTGATCCATGTACCAGTTCATACCACCGGAATCACGGCCCATCAAGCCCTTGGTGTATTGGCTAGAAATCTGTGATGTTGGTACAAACAAACCTTTTAAGCTATCAACAATGGTTGAAGAAGTAAATGGCTCGATTGTGCATGAACGGCGGCCATCACGTGGTGCGCCTTCAGAATCAAGATAAGCCGCCGCAGTCAGGTAAGTAATTAAACCAGTTGGGGCAGTACCAGCAGTACCAACAATGTTTGCGGTATTGTTTTTAGCAACTAATAGGCCGTCACGGTCCATTTTGTTAGCAACAGTAGCAATTGCTGGCTTCAAAATACGATCACTAAACATATCCAGGCTTAATGCCAAATCTTGTGTTGTGAACTGGGTTGAAACTTGAAACTGTGTTGACAATGTAACTGGTACTGAAGTTTCGTTAAAATCTTCAACTACTAATGTAGGACCTACTGCACCGATAAAACGGCCAGGACGGCGTACATTGACTGTTTGACCAATCTTTGCGCCTACTACTGCAAACTGGTCATCGTAATTACGGTCAACTTGGCCGGTAAATGTTAGTTCGTTTTCAAGGACCATCAACGCTTCGTTGGTGATCTTGCTAATGGTTAATAAATTATTACTCATGATAATTCCTTAAAAATTAAATTAGGTTTAACCTTATCTAATCTTCCCGGCCTGTCGTGCGGCTTTCCATTGCTGGTATGACATATCGTTACCATCCATACTAACTTCGGCTACGCCACCCGTGGACCTTAAAGGACGAATAGGTTCAGGTGCTTTAGACTTCGCCGCAACAGTTTTCTTTTCCGCTTTTACTGGTTCTTCAGTTTTTTCAAACTTAGCTTCCAATTTCCCAATTAGTTTTAAAGCACTAGCAGTTGACATGGTAGAAAGCTTTTCAGCAATTTCGTCATCACTTGCAAGTTCATATAGGATTCTTGGTCCTACATTACTTTCAATAATTGCATCACGTACCGTGTCGTTTACCTTCACACTACTTGATGCCACCATATCTTCGTAATCAGGCAGTTCAGCAATCGTTGCTTCAAGTTTCTGTTGCCAGGTCTGAATGACCTTTTGTTTCTGAACTTCAAACTCTTTTTGCTTAACTTCTTGCTCACGTTTTGCTAACGCTTGTTCCGCTGACCATTTCGCTAATGCTTCTGCATATTCAAAAGCATCCCGGTAATTGTCAGGGGTTGGCTTTTGAGTGCTTTCAGGCTGGGCTTGCGCCGGTTGTGCCTGTTTGCCTTCAATTGCCGCCAAACGTCTTTCTGCTTCTTCAGCCCTGGCTTCAGCTTCTTTACGTTGCTTAGTCAGTTCAGAAAACCGCTTTTCTAACTTAGGATTCTGCTTCTTTTCTTCTGTTCCGGTCGCTTCATCATCAGCTAATTTCGGTTCACTCTGTCCTTTATCGGCCGCTGGCTCTACTGGAGTTTCCTCAACAATAGCCGCAGTTGGGCTTTCTTCGGAAGCTAAACCTAATTTATCAGCATTAAATTCCGCTAAATTTTCACTTGTTACGATTGAACCAGCTTGTTTAGGTTGCTCAACAACTGGTGCAACTTCTGCTACTTGTGCTTCTGACATGGTTATTATCCCAAGAATTAACCCTATGAATACACCATAGGTAGTGTTGTTAAGTAATCTTAATACTATATTTAGTGTTTTGCAACTACATCATTTGCTGGCCTTGCGGCATTTGCTCTGCTTGTTGCGCCATTCGTTGTTGTTGTTGTATTTGTTCAGGATTAGGTGCCATTACGGCCATATTATCTTCAATGGCATTGGTGGCGTTATTCATCATTTGGTACTGTTCTTGATTTCTTGACATAATTTCAGCTTCTAACCTGGACGTATCCATTTGACCAAGAATTAGCTTCATCAAAGCTTCAATTTCGGTCTTGTTTTGGCTTGTCAATGACCGGGTATTTTGGTCACGCATCTTAACTTCAGCGGCAATAACGGCACGGCGATCTTCGCCAGTTTGACGTACTGCTTCCACATCGGTACGGTACTTCATAACCATTGACATAACCTCAATTTGCTTCTGCATGGCTTGCATCTGTTGCTGGTTTGCGGCCAATTGCATCTGAACTTGTGGCGGTATTGGTGATTTTTCATCAATTTGGGCCATTGGGTTAACTGCCGCTAAGCGGTCCGCAATAATGTCTGCACCTGGGAAATCCATGTTTCTAAAGATTAAATCACCGGCTTGGGCCATTAAATTAGGATCGGCGGCCAATAATGTCATCATGGAATCAACTGCTTCCTGGCGTTTAGTGTTGTAACCAGGGCCAGTTTCCATAACTACGTCATATTCACCAACGGTTACGTCATTCAATATCTTTTCAATGCCGTTTTCATCCATTTGGCCTGTACGCTGATTTACGGTAGTTAATTCGGGTTTACCATCATCCCCAATAATCCGCATTACACGTTCCTGGCTATAAATCTTGGGTATTAAATCAAGAATAATACGGCCAGTATGGGCAATTGAACGGGTCAAATTGTCGTAATAATGGAAATTGGTCATATCCGTTTGCATCTGTTGACCGTTTAACGCTTTACCGCTAATCATGCCTTGTGGCAATTGGCTTGGGTCAAAAATGCCTACTACTGCTTGCAAATCTTGGGTAATTGCTTGTGCCGCCGCCATAATAGCTACCGGTGGTTGTTCCGGTGCCTGGCGTATTGGGGGTGGTGCCGGTGTGCCGTTAATGTCTGTTTGCTTGTAACGCAAATAAGAAAAAGACGTATTGTTGGCACTAGCCCATTCTGATTCGTGGTTTTCGTCCTGGCCTTCTGCCATGATCCATTTAGCCTTGGGTGCTAAAGCTACGGTTTCAGTCATGGACGTTTGCCAAAAGTTATACATACGCTGGGGGTCTTTAGCCATACGTACCAGGCCAAACTTCTTGCGCTTGTTATCTACTACGCATTGCTGGCCATAGGTTGGCACGATTGGTATGTATTTACCGGCCCAGGTGCCTTCTTCAAGCACTTGCATGGCGGTTAACTTGCACCATTTAATGGATTTTCTAAACGTTTTACGTTTGCTAACTTCATAAACGCCAGCCAATTCCATTGTTTCTTTATTTGGCAATTCATCTTCGTAAGCACTTGTGCCGTCAGATAACAGAACTAAATGGGTGCTTTCAATACGGGTGTAAAAGTATTCTGCAATGCGTATATCGTGCTTAGTTACCCATTCGCTATTGCTATCCCCGGTTCCACGGGCAGAAAAATTACCGCCATCATCGGCATCCGGGTACATTTTTCTAAAGTTTTCTTTAGCTATAACCACGGTAACAAGGGCTTTTTCAGCATCCGAACCATCCGGCGCAGTTGAATTAGGATCAAAATAAACAGTAAATGGATTGTCAATTGGCTTAATGTAAATTTCCTGGTCAAACGAATCAGGGCGTACATAGTCCGTAGTTACACGCCAATATCCCCATCCCATACGTACCGCAAAATCAAACGCCGTGTCATACGCATGATCGGCATTAGAATTAACTTCTACGTGCCGGCAAATACCAGTAATAATTTGTGCCATCTTGGCATCGGTTTGATTATTCATGCCCTGGCACTTAATCCGTGGGCGTTGCTGGCGTTGCTGGTTACAAATCTGTCTTACATACGCATCAACTTTATTGATGGTTAGGCATGGCCTGGCTTCTAAAGTACGGCTATTTTGAATTTCTACTGGCCATTGATCACCAGCGGCAAACTTTACATCATCTAAAGCTTCTTGACGGTTAGTAGTATCAGCTTCGGCGGCCTGGCGTAAGAATTCAATTGCTTCTGAAATCCGGGGATCGCCGTCTAAATCGCCGTAATATTTCTTTTCATCGTAGTTGTCAGCCATATTTATCCCATCCAGCCTACTTGTGCCCGTTGATTAGCCCGTTTTGGCTGGGCTTTTCTAGGTTCATTAATCATTAAACCAATGTACCGGAAAGCATCGGCCCCGTGCGAATATTCATCATGTAGTGGCTTGGCACTAAACATTTTCGTATCAGGGTCAACGTCATACCGATAGTGTCTAAGGCATTGTAAGCCTTCTTCTGTATTTTGCCTATCAAAATAGCATTTATTAAAGATGGTTCTAGCCGCATTAATACTGTCTGCAACTGGCACCCGGTCCAAGATTTGTACCTTCATCCCGGTAGCCCGTACTATTTCCTCAATTGATTTGCCGGTGCCCAGGGATTTAGCTTTAGCATCATGCGGTAGCCATATAGTGTCGTACACGTAACCAAACGATTGAAGTTTGGCTATGTAATAACTTATGGTTTGCTGGCTATCTTCAAAATAACGTAGTAATCTTGTTTCTTGACCTACAAATTGCAGTAGCCACACGGCCGTTTGGTCTGCCCACCCAAGGTCAAAAACTGCATGAACGCCTTTGGTTGCATCGTACGGTACGTTGCATATACGGCCTTCTAAATCAGCCATAGTGACTTCTTTAGCAAAGATGGCACCATTGACCGTCTGCCGGGGAATACCTTCCCATACGTTGTTATAAGCTTCTATATCCCTACCGTACAATGCACGGCGTTCTAGGTCTAACACTTCCGGAAACCAAGGATTGTCTGACCAGTTAATCTTTTGAACTACTGCGTTTTCCGGTGGGTGCATTACAAACCGTTTCCAAGTTTCATCCGTTGGCAGTTCCGGATTAAAACTAATCCATATTTCACTATCAGTTTTACGGATGGTTGGTAACAAAATGTTCCAGCTATTAGAACTTACTGATTGGGCTTCTTCTACCCAGCAAATATCAATACCTTCAATGGATTTAATGTTATTGGTATTATTCTTTACCCCGGCAAAAATGAACTCCGTACCGTTTATGCCCCTAATACTGCGTTCAGTAATTTCATAATGGGCTTGTATATCCAAGGCAAAGATTTGATCACATAGCAGTTTATGAACCGAATCTTTAATACTGGTTTGATATTCACGGGCACATAACACCCGTATGGTTTGTTCACACCCTTTAAGCAGTAATGCCCTGGCAATGTTCCAAGATTTACTGCCACCCCGGCCACCGTAAAGAACCCGGTACCGTGCTTTTTCAGGAACAAATAAACATTTAAGCTTTGCCGGAAAACGTGCTTTAGCTTTAGCTTCCTGAATCGTTGCCATTAGGTTCTTCAAAAACTAATGTAAAACCAGTTTTAAGTTCTGCACCGCCAGGGCCTTGTATTTCCTGTATAGCTACCGCTTTGCCATCCATACGATCCATGATTTCCTTTACTGCCCAGGGTTCACCTTCAATAGCGGCATTTACTAGCTTTTCACTTACCTGGCGTAACTTCAGTTGATCGTTCTGTACCAATACCTTACGCAACTGGTCATAAAACAGTTTTCCCTTCCTGGCATTGTCATTGCCTTCGGGTGCGCCTACTTTATTTGTTTCAATTGATAAGGTCATGATCTGTAAAGCTTTCTTTACTCTGCCGTAGCTGATTGGTCAGCCTTCTTAACGATTGTAATATCGTCAGGGTTAAATCCCTCTACTGGCTTGTTTTTAGCTATCCATTGCTCATTAGCACTTGCTAATAGTTTGTTATGAAGTTCTTCAACAAGTTCCATTGGTAGCTTCTTTAGGCCAGCCAGGATTAGTTGTACGTCTTTAACTTCAATGTCTGCAAAAGTAATCATTTTTTTCCTTTCGTTGTTGGTTTTTTTGCCGCTTCACGTTTAACCGAATATGCAATAGCTACTGCCTGGTCAGGTTTCTTCCCAGCCTTTATTTCAGCTTTAACGTTTTCCTTAAATGCTTTAGGGCTTGTGCTTTTAGTTAATGGCATTAGCAGTTCCAGTTCTTCAAGCTTGCTTTAGCCCGTTCTGCTGGTCCTTTAGCGTTCTTTACTACGCCTTCCATCCTGGCGCAGAATGATGCCTTACGCCCTTTATCCTTTTCCGTCTTAGGATTTGGTGCCGGGGGCTTTAAATTGGCATCGTTTTTACGGTTGTATTCAGCACGGCCTTTAGCGGTCATGCCGGCACCTTTATCCGTAGGATTGTAGGTTTTATCTTTGCCGGTAGTTTTATGGGCAATTGGCTTATCGTGTTTTTTAGTGGCCATGATTACTTCTTCTTTGCAGTCTTGGCAGAATCTTTAAAAGCTTGTGCAGTTGGTGCGCCTTTGCTACCAGGGCTACGCATCCGTTCTACTTTGCCGCCAGCTTCCTTTTGTTTTTCAATCCGTTCTTGCTTTTTATGGATATTTGCATACAAACCGGGTTTAGTTGCCATTTGCTTGTTCTCCGTCAGTTATAAAACATACGTCTTGCCATGACATTATCAGATAACGTTCATTGTTAGTAAAGTATTCTTGATATTTTAGGTATTCGGTACCGCCCATAGTGCCAAATCTGACGTAATCGCCTATTTGTACCGGCATTGCTTCCCGGCGGCCTTTAACCATCTTGCCAGGGCCTACGGCTACTACCGTGCCCATGTTATCCACTTCTTTGTTTTCAACAATGATAGTGGTGCTTAAAATGCGTTTATCCGGGCGAACAACTATTTTGTCCCCCAGGGGTTTTAATATAAAATCAACATTAGCCATTGCAACTACTCCGATTGGTTGTATTTGGTTAGAAAGCCCCTAGTTTACCTTCACGTGCTAGGGGTTTTCGCTTTATCCCATGTTGTCGTTCATGTGTTGCTTGCTATTGAACTTAAATTCAGTACCAATATCATCAGCACTACTTTTCAACATATTATTTGGAATTGGTTTAGCCAAAATGGCATCTGCGGCCGGTGTAGCCGTTTTTGCCGCTGGTTTAACTGCCGGTTTTATAGAACTTAAAGCCCGTTTACGTTCCAAATAATCTTCCATTTTGACCATTTCCAGCAAATCCATAGATTTACTGCCCTTGGGGTTTAGATCAGCGGTAAATGGCATGATTAGCAGTTATCTTTATATGCATCACGAGTATGCGTATAGCAAATACCAGCGGTACGGCCTGTGTTGAACTGTTTGTCAGAACCGCACATATCTTCTTTGCCCATAGCTACGCCATTGACAATTTTGCCGCTACGTTCACCGGTCATATCTGAAGAATCAACACCTTTTGGGGAAGTTGCGCCAGTTGTGGAAGGTACGCCTTTCATTGAATCCATTTTGCCCATGATTAGTTCTCCTATGTGATGGGGGTAAAACAAACTACATTTTCGCCTATTTTACTACTTTGTCAATTATCTTCATCATTCATCAGTAAGGGTGCCGGGGCTAAACCTATGCCACTAAACAATGGTTGACCTTTTTCTTTAATGTCTTTCTTAGCCATATCGGATAATTCAATAAAATGCACTTCTTCACCTTTAGGCCTTATTTCATCTGCTATTTTCATTTTTTCTTCTAATGGCAATTGATCAAATTGTGATCTTGTATAACCATATTTTTTGGCATTTAAATATACATCATCGGCAGAAGGAACTCCTTTATACGATAAATTTTCTTTTTTTACGCCTATACCGTATTTTTTGCCATATTTATTGACAAAATTAGGGATTATTTCGTCATAAAACTTTTTCATAGGTTCACCGCCTACGTCCATTTCAACGCCGCTTAAAGTGCGATCACGCATTTTACCCATTGGTTGTTCTAATAGCTTTTTAGCCGCTTCTTTACCAATTAAATCAGGCAATTCAGATTCATCAATATCACGTGAAATTACTGGATTGCCATCTTTGTAAGCTTTTAATCGTAACGGTTTAATATCATCGCTAGATAAACTTGGTAACAATTCAAGCGAATCAACTTGCTTAGATAAGTTATAACGTGCGGCCTGTTGTTTCCCGGTGGTAAATGCTATGGCATCGTAATTACCTTTAACCGCTTCATTAAAAATTTGTTTCATCATTAATTCATGCCAGTTTTTCTTATATGGGGCATCGGGCACACCTTTTGGACTTAATTCATTTCTTAATTCCATATCTTGGCGTTTAATTTCAGCTAACCGCATATCTTCATTAATAGTTGACAATCCTTCAGCTTTTGCGGCATCACGTTGATTCATAGCGTAAGAATTCATATCCCTTAATTTGTCTAATTCAAGCCTAATTTCCATTTTTCTTTCTTCGGAAATTGGCGTTGCATAACCTTTTTTACGTCCAGCCTGGTGCCAATCTGATTGAATTTCTTCTACAAATAAAGTCTTTTTGCCATTGATAATGCGGTCATTTACCCTTGTATGTGCAAGAATGTTGAATTCATCAAAATGGCTTGATTCAAAACTAGGAACCGTTCTTTCTGCTTTTAATGCAATATTGTTTAATTCATCATATTTAGCAAGTTCTTGTGGGTTTAAATCAACAAGATCAGCATTTGGTTTTTCTTTATGCACTTTTGTCCAAAAGTTTTCAAGATTTGCATTTGCTTTATCGTAAGCAGATTGACTTGGCAAAGTTGTTAGTATTTCCCGATAATTTTCATATTTGCCAGGCAATGTGTAATCTTCGTATTTAGCACCACCAGCACCTTCGTAATCCAACACGCCTTCATCTACAAGCCTAGAAGCTAAAGCATTTTGAACGTCATCAATATCATAATGATCGCCTAAATCACGTACATAATTACCTTGTGGGTCTTTAACTGAATAACCCATTTCATCGTTGCCGTATATGTCATAACCATGTTCATCGTAATAATGACGAATAGGGTTTTCGTAATACATATCATTGGCTTTTACTTTGGCAATTTCATATAAACTGTCATCTACATCTTCTTCTAATCTAGCCCCAATATATGGGGCATTTGGATAACCTTCGTAACGTTCAGGATCAGCTTTTAACAACGCTTGCCGTTCTTGGGCACGTATTACGTCATCATTTTTCATGTCAAAATAAAAATCATCGGTTAATCCACGTATGTAATCATCATCATCAAATACGTCACCGCCACGCAATTCATAATTATCATACGTACTTTCACCAACTTCTTTACCCAACACTTTTTGTTGTAACTTTAGCCGGCTGGTAGCCATTTGGTCTAAAAGTTCTTCCTTAGTAACTGTTGGTTTATCAAGTAAATATTGCCTTATTCCGGTTACATCAAGTTCTTCCGTCTTTACGCCTGGGGTCTTTTCCAGTTGTTTTAAGAATTGCTCACCAGTACCTTTTGATTGTTGGATTTTTAATATGGCGTTTTCTAACGGGGAATGAAACCCTAATTCATCAACTTTAGAAAATTGTTCAGTTGCTCTTACTGGGGACGGTTCAACAATATTGGCTATTGCACCTTGTTTAGTCAAGTAATTTTCAGCCATTTCTGCGGCTTTGGGTCCTAATGTCCTGGCTATTGGTCTAGCGGCCATTTGCCCTGTTCCTACTACTGGAAGTGCCACGTTAGCAACTACATCAAAAGTAGGTTCAAAACGCCCTGTTTTCCATACGTCTAAACGATTGCCACCAGTTCCTACTACGGTTGCCGGGTTTCTAAATGGATAATCGCCTTGGCCCCAACGTTCAACTTCTTCCGGTGCCCGGCCCAATAAAAATTCACCCAAAGTAGTTCCACCAATTAATGGAACATAATCTTTAACGTAATATTGATCTGCATATTTTTTGGCAATTTTTAGCATTTCCCCAATTTTTGCTACATTGGGGTTAACGGTTGGTATTGGGCCAACGGTGCCTAATTCGTATTCTTCTGCCATAACTTATTTTAAGTTAATTCTTACAAAACCACCAATATCTTCTGACATTTCAACTGACATTTTTTTAAAACAACTGTCATCAATATTTAACGCCAGGCACATACCATCAATCCCTGATTTCATGGTAGCCAACATATTGTCTAAATCAAAATTACGCCTGTTTGGGGGGTAAAACACCATTTCCAATGATTTATAAGTGTTTTGGTCCAGCTTTGCTTCTTTTGTTAAATAAAAACAAACTTCTTTATATTGCTTGGCAAACTTGGCTTTTTTGGTCCAATGGGTTTTAACGTTTGGCTTTAATTCTGAAGGTGGCCAAGGAAAAGTTAATTCATGCATTTATTAATTCTTCAACTTTTTCGAGTAAATCTTCTTCACTCCATCCCCAATATTTTTGGAATCCACGGTGGCCAAGGGAATGAACGCTGGAATTTCCAAGGCGGTGGTGCCACATACACAAGGGTATAGTTTTAGCAGTTTTTCTTGGTTGTCCATGTCTGCGAATATGATGGATTTCCACGGGCGTATCGGTATCAAGGATTCCTTTCTGTACGCACAATATGCAACCCAATCTAGCCAACTTAGCATAATGTTCTTTTTCTGTTTTAGTCATCTAGCCAATGTTTATCAGGGTTTAATGTAGTTACACCATTATCCTGAATAAGATCGGTTTGTGGAACAAAATAAGCCGGTCTATTGGTTCCCTGGGGATCACTCCAATATTTTTGTTGCTTTGCTTGCTTGCCATACATATAGCCATGAATTGCATATTTGCCCATTAATCCCGTTACCAGGTAAAAGCGGCGGTTATCATCATCACTAGGGTGTACGATTAATTTACCGTGCGCTAATGGGGTTTGTCTTACGTCATGGGGGCCTACGTCAGTTGCGCCGGGGGTTCCTTTTGACCAAAATATACCAAGGTGTTTGGCCAGCGCACATTCGCCCATAGCCCCTTCTATACTCATTTGCCAGGCATCGGTATCTTTAGCACCATACTTATGTTTAGAACCAATTTGAATACATTGTACGGTACGTTGGGTGCCTACAAAAGCGGCCATTTGTATTTCAGCCGGGGTTAATTTAATTAGTGTGGGCATCCAATAACCCCTTAGTTATATCTTCTAGTGCCTGGGAAACATCCACAATATCTATTGATATTTCATAAGCTTTTTCATAGTTGCTTTGTATGATGGCTTCATGAAAATCTTTTAATAGTTTTTGCAATGCAACATAATGTATTGAGTAATCGTTCATTGTTCTGCCTTTCTTCTAGCTTTTCGTTCTTCCATTAATTCATTTCTATATTCACAAGTTGTTTTCATAGCATCGTGATAATTTATTTTTAACGTTCTTATTTCTTCAGCTTGTTGTTTAATAATTTCATATTTTTTATCAAGCAATTTTTCCAATTTAATATTTAGTTCTAATAATTCTTCTGCGTTCATTTGGTTAATCTTTCAAGGTTACGGTTACTGGCTTCTTGGGTACGCCAGGCTTCAAATCTAAGTTTGGCACTTTCTAAACGGTACTTCCACATTTCAGTTTTGTATGTTGCCGCACCAATGGCTTTGCATAGGTCTTGGTAGTCTTGGCTGGCATAAGCTTCACGTTCTTGGGCACCCAAACTTTGTTCGCTTGACTGCTTCATTTTGATGGCTTTTAAGCTGGATTTATATGCTTCTAATTCGGCCAGTTCACCTTTAGCTTTGGCATATTCCGGGGCAAATTCATATAGGTAATCTACACAATCATTAGGATCAACAACACGTGTTTCAGGTTTCATTTTTCCATCCACAATTTAAGTAAAATGTGCAAAATTATTGCCCAAAAACACACACCGGTAATTAACAAAAGTAAAACAAGCATTTCAATCATCGCCAATCCCCCCAGGCACCACGGTTGCCTTTTGTCCATTGATCATAAATATCCCCAACAAGGCGTTCACGCCTACTATCAAAAGTAGGTCTAGCCAAATACGCCCTAAACCCGGCAAGCCCAAACTGGGTACGGTACACAAGTAACTGTCTGATTTCACATTCATACCGCCAGCTTTCCAATGTGTTGTTGGATTCTTTGACGGAATTGCCCCATTGATTCCCCGGCATATGCGTTTAACCCTAGTTCCCGGCCCTTGGCCAAAGTAAGTTCATCTGAACTATACCAAGGTAATGAAGGCCGCTTTACCTCTTTTGGGGTCATGTCTAAAATATCTTCCCATCTGCCTTGATTCAACCAAGTACTTGCATGGGGTACGTAATCTATTTCCGTACCCTTCAATTTCCAGTACGCTACGTGTTCTTCTATGGCTTCCACGGCCTGGGCCTGTTCATCCTTTGTAAGCCGGTTAAACGCCCCCAGGGCGACACGTTTAGCTACTTTCCTGGGGTAATGTTTCCAAAACTGTTCAAACATTATTTGGCCGTCCATTTGGCTACAAACTTTTTTAGCCTGGCGTATTCGCCCTTGGGTAATTTGTATTCGATGTATTCGTTTTCGCCTTCATATTCTAAGTCCAGTTCGTGTTGGGCACGGAACACTAAATGGTTGATAGTGCCGTCAAGGTCATCCCGATTAACGGTAGATAGTTTGGCAAATTCTTTAAGGGCTTGTGCGTATGTCATATTGGCCCCCAATTAAAATTTGCTACGTGTTGGGTTTGTATTCCAAATAGCCCGTTCAGCGGCTTGCCAGCTAGTGTTGCCTACTTGAACACGTTTGCCTGTTTTAGAATGAAGGTGCATTTCTTCTGTACCGTCATTAAACTGAACCAATGTTGCTACATGGCCAGTTGACATAGTTAAATATTCTTCTTTGTAATCAGGTTTTGTTACTGATTGAATGTTTGTTACTTTCATGATTTTTCCTTTTTTTCTATCACGATCACTTGACCGTATATATAATTTACTAAAGTTTTCTTTAGTTGTCAAATATATTTTTATAGGTACTTTCCCTAATGTTGTTTTTTAGTCATAGGTTCCCCAAGGGTGATAAGCCCACATCCATTCAAGAAGGTATTGCCTGACCTGAACTAATGCTACCAAGGTTAATGTTCAATCGAAATAAGGGTTGTCTATCACCGTTGTCCCTTAAAACTTGTGTGGTCCCCATTTAAGGCCACGTGGCGCATACCGGGTGAAGGGTAGGCCAATCTATTCTTTCCAGCCGGCGATTTAACCGCTTTGCTATCGGGGGAAGTCCGATTGCGAAATAAAAAAAACAATAAAAAAGGGCTTTAGGGGTAATTTTGTGATTAGACGGCTTGGGAAATACCTCTTAACTTATTTCCTAAACCCACAAAACTACCTCTAAAACCCTAAACTATCGAGTGTCTAATTCCTCAATGTTTAAAACTATATCATAAATTTATTGCTTGCAATTCCGGCCAAATAATATGCCAGGTCTTAGGAAAAAGGTCTTTCCTGGTTACTAATCCTACTGATTCCCTTTCAATGGTTGCGGCTATTAGCATCAACGGGGCGGCTGGAATTGCATTGTTGTTGCGCCATTGACACACCGCTTGGACCGTTACGCCACATAGTTTTGCCACCTTTGCTGGCCGGCCTAACATATCAATTAGTTGTGCATCTGTCATTATTTTTCCTTATTTGCTAAATATTTCTTTACAACAACTAAATTTTACTTTACATTTGTAAGTACGGCAATGTTGCCGTGATAAAAAAGGAGTAGCAAACATGGACGGCGAATTAAACCAACTAATGTTAGAACATGAAGAATTTCTTGAAAAAGCGTTAGATGATATGGAATTTAGTAATGAATTTTTAACCCAGGAACAAGTTGACTGCATACGTCAAGCTTGTGGAAAACCACGTAATAAAAAGAATAAAGTTTTATCAAATTTGTTTGATGACTTTGGCACAATTTTTGGAAAGTGAAAAAATGATAATTGCAAAACAAACCAGTTCCGGTAGTGACTTTAAACTACCACCAGCCGGCAGTTTTCTTGCCAAGCTATATCGCATCATTGATATTGGCACCCAAACCACGGAATGGATGGGTAAGAAAAAAATGCAACGCAAAATTATCACAATGTTTGAATTACACGGCGAAGATAACGATGGCCAGCCATTGCAAACTATGGACGGCAAACCGTTAATTGTATCTAAACGCTATACGTTATCCTTGGACGAAAAAGCTACGTTACGTAAAGATTTAGAAGCTTGGCGGGGCAAAATTTTTACCCATGAAGAATTAAGCGGGTTTAACCTAGAAGTCTTGCTGGGTAAGTGTTGCATGGTATCTATTACCCATTCAACATACGATGGTAAAGAGTACGCCAACATTGCCGGGATTAGCCAAATACCAGCCGCATTAAAAAAGCTTGGCGAACCTAAAGGCGTAAATGAATTAATGATTTTTACAATTGATCCATTTGACCAGGATAAATTTAATAAGTTGTCAGAAGGTATGCAAAGCGTTATTAAAAAATCTGCCGAATACCGTAATACGTTTGAACCTAATTCGCCAGCAGTCAGTTCTGCCCCGTCAGAATTGATTGATGACGATATACCTTTTTAGGGGGCACTATGAAACCAATAGTTAAGTTTATTGTTTGTGATCACTACACTTTGAAAACACATCAAGATATAGGCCACGATGAAGAAACTGAAATTATTGGTTTTAGTTATGAAGCTTTGTCCAGGTTTACCAGGGCTTTAGTTACTGAAGCCGCTTGCATGGTCAAAGACCCAAAAGATAGAAAATTAATCTTACAAACATTAGGTGAATAAATGAAATGCATTGACTGTAAATGGTACGTTGGCCAAGTTAACGATACATACGGTGTATGTAAACGTTATCCACAAACCGCAAACAAAAGCTTGCATGATTGGTGCGGTGAATAT